CATCTTCATTAGACCATAATGTTATTATCTCGTCAATATATATTTCTTCGTTATTCATCATTTGTTGTTTTATCTGTTAATCCTATTATGTCATATTCTAATTCGTAAACATCTTCGTTTACCTCCATTACTTCAATTAAGTAATTGCAAACCATACCTAATAATATAGCCTTATCATCATCATCATCTTTACTGCGTTCGATTAAGTCATCAACGCCATTATAGAATGAGTGAAATCCAGACCTACTTTGTAATTGTGGGTTTGCCCATTCTTTAAATTCATCGTTTATATACGTCATCAGGTGCTGAACAACATCAGGCAATACTTTTGCTATAATGTTATCGGTGCGAAAATTGTAGTATCGTGGACTGTCTAATCCAATAAAAAACAATTCTATTCCTGTCATGTCTGTAAATCTATGCACCCAAGCTACGCTATAATGAATAAAAGTCTTATGCCAATTTACATCATCAGTATCAATACTTAATGTGTCGCATCTATCTTCAATGTAGTCATCGTGAAATCCGTAAAATCCCCCAAACTCAATTTGTATTTCCATTTGTATTTATTTTAAGGGGGATTTCTCCCCCTATTTTTATTTTATTATCTTACTAATTATGTTGTTAATTTCATTATGATATTTATAATGATGATCAACAGTATCATTGTATATTACCTCCTTCTCATTCTTTAAAGCTATCTTTATTATCTTCGCTTCTTCTTTTGTGATATTTAGTATCATTGTGTTTATTTTTATGTTCAATGCAAACATACGAAGCCCAATGTTACCCAATGTTAAGCCAATGTTAAGTATTTGTAAATTATTTACTATCTTTGTGTAATGATATTTAAAGGCAAATATATGTATAAATGGAACAAAGAAGGGGATATCGAAATCGTACCCCAAGAACAACAGGGTGTTGAATTGCCACAGGGGGGTATTGAATTGTCAGAGGAAGAAACCCCTATTAAATTCACAAGGAAACAAACTCCAATCTTTACAGGGGTATTGAATTACTTTCCCGATGCAATAAGAGAAATCGCAAAGTGTTCTTACGCTGGACAACAACAACACAATCCAGATAAACCGTTAGCTTGGGATAGAAGCAAGTCAGGAGACGAATTGGATGCTCTTTCTCGGCACTTACTTGAAGCAGGTACAATTGATACCGATGGCATCAGACACTCCGCTAAAGTAGCTTGGAGAGCGTTAGCTAACTTACAAAAGGAAATAGAGAATGACAATGAAGCAGTTTAATCAATACTTACGCACCTGTTTAGATAATGGGTGTGATGAGGTTGTGGTTAAGTTTGACAGGCAGGGTATAGTTTCTGTTGAGCCTATTATCGAAGCACGTACATCCCTTTAGGCACAGTTCTTTCAAGGGCGTATTGAATTCCGTACCTGCTAGCATCAACGCCATGATTCCAAGAATCTCTTGGTATGCTACCCTTCAGCTTCCAAGCATAGTTGTTAAACTCTCGTATTAAATTCACAGAGTCCTTATCGATTATTATATTGTAGTCCTGCATAAGAGCGATGCCTGATAAGATGCTACCTTTCTTTTTTATAGTAGGTGTAATGTTTTTAAGTCCTTTTGTCTTTAACTCCGATATAAGTCGAGGCTCACTATTGTCGCACACAATCAGATTGTTTCCTGCATACCTTCTACACATCTCAAATATATTAGAAGTAGATAGTCCAGCCTTGTAGAAGTGTTCTTTTATCCATATCGTCTTTCGCAACTTGTCTGTTGCTATTTCTACTAGTGCCGATGGGTCAACACTAAATCCAAAATCAAGTCCAAATATCGTATCATACTCGTTATTGAAATCGCCAATCTCCCAATGAGTAAACACAACTCCCTCTGCTTTCTCAAGCCACCCTCCTAATATCTGATGCTTGTATTTCTCTGGTCTACGCTGGCGCATCACCTCCACTTGTTCTACAAACGATGGAGATAAGTGTTGCTTGTTATCAAGGTAGGTTGTGTGTATGTAGCTGACGTTCTCTTTAACGCCATTGTAACCGTCTGTAATGCCTCTATTCTCAAAAAACCTCTCATATATCCAATGCTGTTTAGTTGTGGGGTTTAGAATGAGGATACAGCGATTCTGCTTTCCAGTAGCACGAACAGAGTAGTCAATCTTTTCAAACGATTCCTCGTCTGTAAGTTCCTCTGCTTCATCCAAGACAAATGTCGTAACGCCTTGAATAGACTTGAGCTTGGCGGTCTGGTCTCCACTCGCAGTCTTAATACCACTAAACAGAATGCTGCTTCCTGTTAGGTTATTTATAATCTCATTCTTTGTAACGGTAAAGTTCTCTGCTATACCCATCAGCTCAAGTTTCTCCAAGAACTCTGGTATAATAGACATAGATGCCGAAGTCATTGTATATCTAGTAAACAGTATGCGATGCCCTGTCTCGTATGTTAGAAGCACCAAGAATGTATTTACGCCAAAAGACTTACCACTTCCCCTACCACCTGTAATTACAAAGTACCTACTTGAGTCTCTGAACAGAGGATTGTACTTGGGATTAAGATTTACTTTCTTCATCCTTTATCTCTGTTGCTTCAATATCAATAGTCTCTTCTGGTTGCAGGAAAGATATCACAGGAATGTTTACCTCTTGCTTTACGTTAATGTCCTTCTGCTCTTTCGGCTTACCATACTTGTATTCCCACAGTAAGCGTAAGTGCGCAAATGAATCCTTACTCATCTCTGCAAGTGCCTCCCAAGCTTTCTTCTCGCTTCCAAAGGCTCTCTTCATTGAACCTAGTGCAAAGTTCTTTATGTCCGCTTCTTTGGCTTTAGGCTTTCTCCCCTGCCCTCTGGACACTCCCTTTATCGCACCGTTGTTTCTACGCCCATCTGAATACGGAACGTGTGGTTGCTTCTCTTTCGGTTCTGGCTTTGGCTTAATCGGTATTCCTAATTCAGCTTTCTTCTCGTCTGATATTAGACTTCTCTTCTTTGGTCTTGGCATATTTAAATAATAAAGTTCATACCAAAGTGTTTAACTATCTGATTTACTGTGAGTAATACCTAGTCATCAATGTATCAATCTGTTGATTGTAGTACATAATCATATCATCGTTATCCTCTTTCTGTTGCGCCAAATATAATTGGTCTTTAAAGTAGGCGTATGCCCTTATAAATGTATTCTTCTTTAGTTTCATGTCTTATTAGTATATTGAACCGCTTATTCCTTCAGAGGCGTAATAAACCTTTGTCTGTTGGTTTCTCGGTTGTATGTTATTAGATATAGCTTTCTTCAAATCATTATTCAGCTTCTCAATGTCCTTCTTTAAATCAGACACTTCTAGTTTAAGTCTCATGTTCTCTTCCTCAAAATCAATCTCTGGCTCTCCTGCAAGACCGCAAAATTCATTTCGTATTGAATCAAACTTTTTTCTAAACAACTTGTCTTGGGCGTAGTCTATCTCAAATTCATTTATCTGATGCAATACAGTAGCGTGGTTTTGTTTTAAGGGTAATGTATGTCCTATTGAGTAAAGAGACATCTTTTTGTAAAACTCTCTCATTAACTTGTAATACATTCTTCTAGCAAAAATAACCTCTCTCTTTCTGGTCTTAACACCCATATTAACACCAGTCTTTTCCTCTACTAATCTTTTAAGATATTCTATCTCCAATTCCATCTAATTCTTGTTTATATTCGTTATACGCTTCCATAGCGCCTTGTATGCACTCATACTGCTCTGTATCTTTAAAGTACTGTATTAAGAACTTAACTTCGTTAAGAAGCAACGCTCCGTCTCTCAATGAGAGTAGTACATCCTCTCGGCACTCTTCTTTAGCTTGTTGATATGTCATCTTTTTTATCTTCTGGCAATTTTTGAATTACAGCTTGAAGCATGGCGTACATCCTTGTAACCGCCTTCTCAAGCATCTCTATTCTATGTTGCTGTGTTAGTTTCTTTTTTCTCAAAGTATTCCTTTTATAATATATTCGTCTATATTTTTACCGCCTTCAGAAAACCATTCTCTGTAAGTATTTATTGCGCTAACAACTAATTCTTCGCCTTGAAAGTAGAACTCTTCGCTAACATCGTATACTGCAATATCTTTAGTGTCCTTACATATACACAAGAACTTAAAGTCTTGGTATTCGACACCGAATAAATTACAGTAAATGAAAACCTGACTGGCGTAACCATACTTTCTAGCATTGTAAGGAAAGCTACCCTCCGCAAGACCTGTTGTTGTCTTTAGGTCTACGATTCCATTCGCACCAATAGCATCTGCTTTAGCCCTAAAAGGAATACCGTTAATATTTCCGATAGCTGGCTTCTCGTAATCAAGACCCTTTATTAGCATTTCAGCATCGTAACTACTATATATGGCATCAGACATTCTCATAGTCTCTTCATACTCTTTACGCAAGAACGTCATTGGATTGTCGGCAAACGCCTCCTTATATATCTTGGTGTTTCTTGTACTAGCATCTACCCAATTAAGGTGTCCAAACTTCTCGGGTTCAAACACAGCTAGGTGTAACAGCCACCCAGCAGTCATAGCACTTGTTCGCTTATTAGCAAACCTTAAAGACTTTGCGTATGCTTTAGGTGATTTGTTAAGTAACTTCACGCTACTGCTACTCAATGCGTTCTTTCCCAAGTATTCATAGTAGAACTCATCATTGTCCATTTGCTTTAAGATAGAGTCTTTATCCCAAAACTTTCCGTCAAGTGTAACTATCTGATTACTCATCTATTCTTCTTTTAGCTAGTTCGGGTGCTATAAATTGCATGGGATGAAATTGCTCAAACACTTTGTTTAGTGTGTGCTTAATCTCCTCTCTATTCTTTTTAGCCTCCTCTGAATACTTCCACTCGGCAAGTTCCATTTCTTCTTGGTAGCTTCTTTCCATTCTATCTATCTGCTCATCAGAAAGAGAACCTCGTTCTCTCATCTTCTGAAATAACTCATTTGTTTTACTCATTTCAATTGTTTTATTAGTAACTTAATTAACCTCTCTATCTTATTTAAAATCCATCTCAAGGGAGAATCAAGAACATAGTGTAGTATCATTAGCGCACTCTCAAGCATCCAGAATATGAATACAAGAACGATTACAAATACTAACTTCAGTAAGTTTAAGGGGGATAATATGAATCTTAATAACTTGTCCATTTACTTATTATTTTAAGCAAATATACAAACTATTTAGTAATTAACAAAATATAAACAAAAAAAGAGGGTCAATTAAAACCCCCTTTTAACAATAAAAATGTAAACCGAAAAAACTTATTGTGTCCGTAAAAGACATAGCAAATATAATACTATTTTTTATATATGCAACTATTTTTTTGGGTTAAAGTTCTCTTTCCATATAGTGTAGCATACCGCCATTCTCTGGTCGGTATCTTTGTATTCAGAAGCCATTTTGGCATTGCCTATGCAACGCACTACAAAATCTTTCTGCTTCTCGTATTTCTTTGGTTTAATTAGTGGCATACTAAAGTAACAAATATATTTTAAATCGTTTCAATACTATTTAAGTCAGAATTTTTTATCTCATAAGTAGGTGCTTTCATTTTAAAGGTAGTTCCATCTGCTCTTGTCCTTATAGAACCCTCTTTGTATAATAAAGACCTATCCATTAACTCTTCTTTAGTAACCCAACCACAAACAGTAAGGTAGCTTGTTTTCTTGTTTATAGAACAAAATATATAAGCATCACAATCAAAGTCCGATTGATAAGATATGAAGTTGTTTACATAATATGGTTTTGGGTCAACCGTTCTGCCCATAGTCTTAACATCTACCTTCATTCCATTATATTCAAAATCAAAACCGCCATCAAAGCCATTTTTAAGATTACTATTTGCGCCAAAATGATTCTTAACAACGGATTCTCCCAACAGACCGACATACTGCTCTGTCTTATTTCCGTTAGCCCTGCTTCTATTGCCCACGTTATTATCTTTCAAGAAAGACCAAACACGCCTTTTTAAGCCATCATTTATCTTTATAATCATGATTTCTTATTAAACTCATTGTGTATCTTTAGTAGTTTCTGCTTTACAGGTTTGAAACAACTGCTGCAATTTGTGGGCTGCAATTTATCATTAAAGATACGATTATAAACGGAATAAATCTCTTTAACCATACTACCGCTAATCGTGTTCCTTGACCTCTCAAATAACCATTGAATTGTGTCCAACTCTTCATCCGTTGGCGCATTGTATTTTCCATAAGGGAATAATGAATTTAGTAGTTCTTGTCTCTTATCACAACCGCAATCCTCTCCTAGAACTGCCTTCGCTAATTTATCAATACCAGTCTTGCGAAACACTTTCTCTACTGTATCGCCAAGACCTGTTGACTTAATCTCTTGTGATTTCTTTTCTGATTGCTTCTTTGGCATTTTTCAATGTATTAAATATGCTACTTAAACTTATTTTAGTTTCTCTGGCGATATCCCTCATAGACATACCCCTATGATAATAAAGATTAAAGATACCTTTGTCGTACCAATACCAATCCTCAACCAGAGTTTCAACTCTTTTAAATAGCGCCTCTTCTTTTTCCTTTTCTTCGATAGAATCCAAGCTATCTTCATACATTCCTTTAAAATTATCATCCGTAATCTTATCCGTTGAAAATACGATTGGGTTCTTTTTACAGCTTGTGTGTATATTTGCATAATATAAATTTCTTAACGTAATGTAAATGTAAAAGGTATTGACCTCTGTATCATTATACATAATTTTTTGAGGGTCTTTAACATAGTCAAAAATCCTAACAAACATCTCCTGAACAAGCTCCTTTGCCTGTTCACTTGAAATGTCAAAAGACATAGCCATATTATACCAGTCATCATACTTATTTGCGAGTTTTTTTAACAACTCTTCCTTCGTCAACATAATCTATTAAAGTTAATATTTGCTCAATCGAATTGCAAACAGCGTAATTACCATTCCACTTCTCTTGAAATTGCACCTCATCGGGTGTTAGCTTCTGTTGACTCTTTGTTTTATTTCCGTCTTTCAACTCAATCATATAGTTATGATTTCTATAACCTAGTATTAAGTCTGGCGCACCTCTACCCAGCTGATGGGTATGTAAGACTGAAACGCCTAAATCTCTTAATTGTTTTACTACTTCTTTTTGGTTTGCATCTACTCTTGCTTTTTTTCGCATCTTTGAACATCTATATCTTTAAATGGTGTGTATCCATCAAAGTAATACCTTTGTTCTCTTATGTTAAAATTGATGCCCTCTACGTCTTGAGGAATACCAACTAGCTTTTGTTTCTTAATCTTCTGCGAACCAAAGATAACACTTGTGTCCGAGAAATCCAAAGCACGATGAGGTCTCCATACAAACATCACATTGTCAGCCTTGTCTGAAAACGTACCTCCACCCTTTATCCTGTTCACATCAGGCTTGTAATACCTGCCACTTTCATCTTTTTGTGGTGTAACTTGATGCGCCACTAAATTTACAGATATATGATTCTCAATAGCAAATCTCTTTAACTCACTCATGAAACGACTAATATACAAATCTTCACGCTCACCCTTGTACATCTTATGTTGTACCGTATTGTATGGGTCAATGATTAAGGAACGAATACCCTTTGTCTTAACAAGAAACTTTGCTCTATCAAATATAGAATCCAAGTTAAAGTTCTTTCTAGGGTATATTAGGAAAAAGTGTTTCTTTACAAAGTTAATCGCCTCATAATACTCATCCTTTGTCATCTGATTATTCTTGTAATATGGGTCAGCACTCTTGCCAATGTACATCTCTACAATGTCATTAAAGAAATCTTTCATCGGCATATTCTCTGGACTAAACACGCCAAACTTCCAACCATCGTGAAATGCCTTAACAGTAGCAAGCTGGTTCAGAAGCAAAGACTTTCCTTCATTCTGGTAGCCTGTCCAGATATTAACCTCTCCCATTCTCCAAGTCCAAGCCTTATCTATGTGAGGAATGTATGTACTTGAACCTCTTTCTTGACCGTTCTCAAAACCATCCATCATAGAGTCAACAACATCATCAACGTCAAAGATACCCTCTACTTTGGGTGCTTCGGCTGTTTTAAGGCGATTACGGAGACTTTCTACACCTTCCTTAATCAAAACCTCATTGGCATCCTTAAACGGTCTTAAATCGACTATTTTACACTTCTCTGCGCCAAAACGTCTAATTAACTCTTGTTGCAAGTTTCTACCATTGTCATCATTATCAGTAGCAATATAGATAGTAGATGCCTCATCAAAAACATCATAACAGGTTGTTAGACACTCAAGTTTCTTGTCAATACTCTTGTCTCCAACATTGGGCGCACCCATATTAACAGAGGTGTGGTAAGGAATGCCAATCACTTCCCAACTCAAAGAATCAATCTCTCCCTCGCATATAACAATCTTTGGTTGACCTTTAACACCATCGTAGTTGTATATGATTGGTTTTGCATCTTTAGCTTGAGCAAAGAATTTACCG